CGGGGGGGCTATAATATTATTATACACATAGAATCGCACTTTGTCAATAGTTTTTTAAATTATTTTAAAAGACTTGACAAATGTTAAATATACCTGTATACTATTAAACATGGCTATACTTCCGAGCATAGATAATAATACACGTAAAAGAGAACTAACTGACAAACAAGAAGCTTTCTTAACACATCTAGTGGAAACACAAGGTGATGCTAGAGAGGCTGCTAAACTTGCTGGTTACTCTTCTCATTATCACCACGTGGTTAAGACGTTAAAGTCTGAGATATTAGAACTAACTCAAGAAGTATTAGCCAACTCTGCACCCAAAGCAGCATTTAAGCTGGTAGAGATTATGGAATCTAAAAGACCTATAATCCAAGCTAACAATAAATTAGCAGCAGCTCAGACTTTATTAGATAGAGTTGGTGTTGGTAAGGTAGATAGAGTAGATGTAAATCATAACGTCAATAGTGGTGGTATCTTTTTAATGCCTGATAAACAACCTTTAGATTTAGAGGAAGGAGATTATGAAGATATTTCTAACTGAGGTTATGCAAGATAATAAAATGTTGGTTGGACCATATATTAAAGCTAGTGATATGGCTGAAGCTATACAAATAGCCGATATGTATGCTCTAACTGTAGTTGGTGAATTACATGAGTTAAGTCATCAACTCCCAATTGAAGGAGACACAGTACACTAATGGCTAAGAAGAAAGACTCAAGACTTACAAGAGCAGGAGTAAGTGGTTATAATAAACCTAAACGTACTCCTAGTCATCCTACTAAGTCTCATATAGTTGTTGCCAAAGAAGGTGATAAGATTAAAACTATTCGTTTTGGTCAACAAGGTGCGAAGACTGCAGGTAAGCCTAAAGCTGGAGAATCTCGTAGAATTAAAATGAAAAGGAAGTCTTTTAAAGCTCGTCATCGTGCTAATATTAAAAAAGGTAAGATGTCAGCAGCTTTCTGGGCTAATAAGGTTAAATGGTAAGAATGTTTAATAAACTACATAAATTTATGAAACGTGGTAGAATCCATAAGATTTGGAAACTATTTGACTAAAAAACAATACATAGAAAACATAATTATTACAAATAATGCCTCACGCTGGACAGTTTAAATTAAAACCATTACATAAGCAAGAGAATAGATTGCCTATGTCTCGTGGTGTTAATAAAAATAACCGTAAACAGTTTGAGCAGAACTGGGATAGAATTTTTAAGAAAGGAGCAAATAATGCCAAGAAAGAAAGCAACGACTAAAAAGAAAAAGTCAACTGTAAATAAAGCTGGTAATTATACCAAGCCCACTATGCGTAAGAGGCTTTTCGAGAGAATCAAAGCCGGTTCTAAAGGAGGTAAACCCGGACAATGGTCAGCTCGGAAAGCCCAGCTCTTAGCTAAACAATATAAAGCTAAAGGTGGTGGCTATAAATAATGACCAAAAAAAAGAAAGACCCTAAAACAGGAACAGGAAAAAAACCCAAAGGAAGTGGGAGGAGATTATATACCGATGAAAATCCAAAAGATACTATTAGAATTGCTTACAAAACTCCAGCAGATGCTAGGAAGACTGTGGCTAAAGTTAAAAGAATTAGGAAACCGTTTGCTCGAAAGATTCAAATCCTTACCGTGCTTGAGCAAAGAGCCAAAGTCGCAGGTAAAAGGCAACAAGCGAAAATCGCCAAGCAAGGCAAAGAAGCAATAAGGAAAAAACATGGCACTAAAAAAGTCTCAAAGAAGTCTTAGAAGTTGGACCAAACAAAAATGGCGAACCAAGTCTGGTAAGAAATCTAGTGAGACTGGAGAACGTTACTTACCTGAAGCAGCTATTAAATCTTTAACTGCTGAAGAGTATGCACGTACTAGCAGAAAGAAAAGAAAAGATACTAAGAAAGGTAAACAACATTCTAAACAACCAAAGAAGATAGCAAGAAAGACTAGAGCATATAGAAAGGTTAGATAATGTTTATACCTGATGATTATATAAGAAGAACTTCATCAACTATACCATTTGGTTATGAGTTAGATGGAAACTTTGAAGGTTATTTAAAACCTATAGAAGAAGATTTACAAATATTAAAAGAGGTGTCCGAAGCTGTATTTCATGGTGAAATTAGTCTAGGTATTGGAGTAGATTGGTTAGAGGCAGAGACTGGTAAGAGTATGTCAAGACCCGGATTAAAAAAATACGTAGATAAAGTATATGGCAGAAGATAAAAATAAATCAACAAAAGACTTGACAAATGTTAAAAACACCTCTATAATAGAGAATAATGGTACTACAACTAAAAAAGTTGGTAGACCAAAGAATAGTGAACTTTCAAACGTTAAGTTAGCACTACAAGCTAAAAAACGTTTAGATAAGAAAAGTAAGAAAGTTAAGAAGCTAACAAGAAGTTTAGCTCGAGTACAAAAAGAAGTTGCTAAAGAAGAAAAAGCATTAACTTCAAATGTTGTAACTGAATCAGAAAGTAAAACCTTACCTGACTCAATACAAGAACATTTAGATACTACTGGTTCTTATGTGGCATTTATGCCCAACGATGGACCACAAACAGATTTCTTAGCTGCTGCCGAAAAAGATGTACTCTACGGTGGAGCAGCCGGTGGTGGTAAAAGTTTCGCAATGTTAATTGACCCTTTGCGTTCTTGCCACATACCAGAACATAGAGCCTTGATACTTAGAAGGTCTATGCCAGAGTTAAGAGAACTTATAGATAAGTCTCGAGAACTCTACCCTAAAGCATTTAAAGGTGCGAAGTTTAGAGAGGTAGAGAAACTTTGGAACTTTCCTTCAGGAGCAAAGATAGAATTTGGCTTCTTGGAAAAAGATGCAGATGTGTATCGGTATCAAGGACAAGCGTACAGTTGGATAGGGTTTGATGAGATAACTCACTTACCTACAGAGTTTGGTTGGAACTACTTAGCATCACGACTAAGAACAACTAACCCAGAGTTACAAACTTATCTACGTTGTACAGCTAACCCCGGTGGAGTAGGTGCACAATGGGTTAAGAAAAGATATGTAGAAGCCTCTGAGCCTAACAAAACATTTAAAGGTACAGATGGTTTAACAAGAAAGTTTATACCAGCATTGTTACAGGACAACCCCTACCTTGCTGAAGACGGTGAGTATGAAAGGATGCTACAATCCTTACCAGCAGTTCAACGCAGACAACTGCTTGAAGGTAACTGGGATGTAGCTGAAGGTGCAGCGTTTGCTGAATTTGCACCAGACGTACATGTTATAACACCATTTGAATTACCAAATTGGTGGGAACGAATAAAAGGGGTTGACTATGGTTATGCTGCTGAGAGTTGTTGTCTATGGGCTGCTATTGACCCCGATGATAAGACCATCATTATATATAGAGAATTATACAGAAAAGGTCTAACAGGGGAAGCACTCGGTGACACTATAACACAAATGGAAGAGAATGAAATTAAATCTATTCCAGGTGTGTTAGATACATCAGCATGGTCAAGGACTGGATATACAGGTCCTACTATTGGAGAAATACTTGTCAATAGAGGACATAAATTAAGAAGAGCTGATAAGAATAGGATAGCAGGTAAGACTCAAATACATGAGCATCTACGACAGCGAGAAGGAAGTGGTAGACCAAGGTTACAAATATTTAGTAACTGTGTCAACCTAGTAAAAGAATTACAAGGTATACCATTATCAAGTAAGAATCCTGAAGACGTAGATACTAAAGCTGCCGACCATGCATATGATGCATTACGGTATTTAATTATGAGTAGACCAAGATTAGCCCATCCACATGATAGGATGTTAAGAATTAAATCAGATATATATCAACCTTCAGATAATACATTTGGATATTAATAAATGGCAGAAGATAATACATTTTTAAATGCTAATAATCTTTACGAAGACGTTGAAGGTGAATCTGGTAAAACATTAAGTTTAGAAGAAGACCAACAACGTAATCTTATTGGGATTATTAAAGGTAGATATACACAAGCAGAAAATGCTCGTGACCTCAATGAAAGACGTTGGATTAAAGCATATGAAAACTATAGAGGTTTGTATGCTAAGAATGTTAAGTTTAGAGAATCAGAAAAGTCTAGAGTATTTGTTAAAATAACTAAGACTAAAGTTCTTGCAGCATTTGGACAACTGGTAGATGTTATCTTTGGTACAGGTAAGTTTCCTATTGGTATAGCAGAAACAAAAGTACCAGAAGGTGAAACAGATTATGCTCACCTTGATATTAATAATCCTAATCCTAACATTGAAACTAGCGAACCTGAAATACCTGATGATATAGGTAATAGAATAGATAACCCATATGATGTAGGTTATGAAGGTGATGGTAGAACTTTAAAACCCGGAGCATCTTTTTATAACGGAGTCTTTGAAGATAGTCTAGAAGACCAAGCAGAAGATGCTGGTATCTTGACAGACGGTGCAAGTGCTAATCCTCAAGCAATAGAATTATCTCCAGCCCAGAGAGCTGCGAGAAGAATGGAAAAACTTATCCATGACCAGATTGATGAGTCCAATGGTTCTTCCGAAATACGTAATGCTCTTTTAGAATCTGCTTTACTTGGTACAGGGATTGTAAAAGGACCATTTAATTTTAATAAGAAGTTACATAAGTGGGATACTAATGAAGAAGGTACAAGAGAATATAACCCACTAGAAGTTAGAGTACCTAGAATAGAGTTTGTTAGTTGTTGGGATTTTTATCCAGACCCTTCAGCTACTAACATGGAAGAATGTGAGTACGTAGTTCATAGACACAAAATGAATCGTAGTCAACTAAGACAACTACGTAACATGCCATACTTTGATGAAGATGCAATCCGTGATGCTATTCAAATGGGTGCTAACTATATTGAAAAAGATTACGAGTATGCTATTCGAGATGATAATCAAACAGAAGAAGATTATCAATCAAACTTTGAAGTGCTTGAGTACTGGGGTATTATGGATGCCGAGTATGCACGAGAAGTTGGAGTTGAACTAAGTGATGACATTGATGACTTAGATGAAGTACAAATCAATGCATGGATATGTGGTGATAAAGTTTTAAGAGCAGTAATTAATCCATTTACGCCTTATAGATTACCATACCATGCTTTCCCATATGAAAGAAATCCATATAACTTCTTTGGTATTGGGATTGCAGAAAACATGGATGATAGTCAACAGATTATGAATGGTCATGCAAGAATGGCTATTGATAACCTAGCAATGTCAGGTTCATTAGTATTTGATGTTGATGAGTCTGCTTTAGTTGGTGGACAATCAATGGAAATATATCCGGGTAAGATATTTAGAAGACAAGCAGGAATGCCCGGACAAGCAATACATGGATTAAAGTTTCCAAATACATCACAAGAAAACTTGATGATGTTTGATAAGTTTAGACAACTTGCCGATGAACAAACTGGGATACCTAGTTATTCACATGGACAAACAGGAGTGCAAAGTATGACAAGAACTGCCTCTGGTATGTCAATGTTGCTTGGAGCAGCAAGTTTAAATATAAAAACTGTTGTCAAAAACCTTGATGACTTTTTATTAAAACCATTAGGTGAATCATACTTCCAATGGAACATGCAGTTCTTAGAAGATGTGCTTGATGTAAAAGGTGATTTAGAAGTTAAAGCTACTGGTACAAATAGCTTGATGCAAAAAGAAGTACGAAGTCAAAGACTAACTATGTTCTTACAAACTGCACAAAGTCCAGCTATTGCACCATTTGTAAAGATTTCTAAACTCGTTAGTGAACTTGCTTATAGCTTAGACTTAGACCCAGAGGAAATACTTAATGACCCTGAAGAAGCAGCTATCATGGCACAAATAATAGGAATGCAAAATGTTGGACAAAATAATGGCGAGGAAACTCAACCCGGTGGTGAACAGTCCCCAATGGGAGGACCTGAAGGAACACCTCAACAACCTCAAGATGCTGGACCTACAGGCAATGGTGGTGGCACAATCGGAACCGGAAATGTACCGGCTGCAGGGGAGACTACGTTTGCTGGGACTCCTAGAGCAGTTGCCGGAGCTGGTGAAGGAGGCACTTAATAGAAAAGAAGATGGATGAATTAAAAGGTAAACAAAAACAATTAGATGCTAATAATGATGGTCAGATTAGTGGAGAAGACTTTAAATTATTAAGAGAAAGAAAAAATAAAGGTGGTCTTACAAATGCTGAAATGTATATGGATGCTTTTGATAAATTATCTAAAAATCAAAGAAAACAAGTTTATCAAACAATTATGTCTGAAAGAACAGATGCTTTACAAGATTTATTTGGAGAAAAAAAAGGAAAGATTGTAGGTGGTGTATTAAATATTAGTGATAGAGTTATTAGTCCAATAGTAGGTTTAAGAGGTTTAAATTTAACTGATGATGAAAGAGAAAGATTTATTGAACTAGCTCTACCTGTTATGAATAAAGTTAGAGAACAAAAACAAGAAGGTGGTTCAATGGATGACCAAATGCAAATGGTTATGAATCAACCTATGCTTCCAGACGAAGAGATGGAAGATAACTATTTAGATTTTATAATTGACGAAGCATTAGACGAAGAAGAAGAAGATATGCTAATGTCAAAACTTGAACAAGATGAGCAACTATCTATGCTATTTGATAAAGTAATAGAAGTTGCTTCAGAATTTGCTGGGTCTGGTCCTGTAGAAGGTCCGGGTTCAGGAGTCTCCGACAGTATACCTGCAAGGTTGTCTGATGGAGAATTTGTCTTTACTGCAAAAGCTACAGAGCAAATCGGAGCTGATGAATTGATGCGTATGATGAAAGATGCTGAAGCTGATGCAGATAGACAAGGTATAGAGGAAAGAAAAACTATGGCTCATGGTGGACCTCATAATGAAGATAGAATGCAACAAGAAACTGACCAATTTGGTAGACCTCTTGATGTTGACTTAACTCGTGATGAGATAGAAAAAAACATGATGTCAGTTAATCCTCGCTACCAATAAGCGATAGAGCTACCCTATTAGCGTAGGCACTCTATTATATTAACCCTTGAGGCTACCTTTACAAGACAAGCCCTGCACGTGCACAACGCAGCTACCTTGTTTCCGAAGCCCCGACTAGGAGAAAGAATATGACTAATGAAGTCCAAAAAGAGGAAACGCCAAATCCTTATAACTATAAAAAATCTTGGCACGAAGGTAATGATAAACCTTTTGAATCAGCAGATGGGTTATACTTTGATAAGCCAGAAGATAAGAATAAATTATTCAAATCTGATAGCATTGAAGAAGCAGTAGACCCTGATAATGTTGCAGTAGAAGAATTGGAAACTACTAAGGATACACCTTATAAAAGACCAAACTACAAAAAACGTTATGATGATTTAAAAAGACATTATGATACTAAACTTAATGAGTTTAAACACAGAGAAGAAGAGCTATTAACTCAAGTTCAACAACCTGAATATACAGCTCCTAAAACTGAAGAAGAACTAGAAAAGTTTAAAACAGATTATCCTGATGTCTACGAAGTAGTAGAAACTGTTGCTCATATGCAATCGGAGTCTAAGGCAAAAGTTCTAGAAGAACGTCTTAGCAAACTTCAACAGCGTGAACAAGAGTTAGTACGAAAAGATGCAGAAAAAAGGTTAATGGATAGACATCCTGATTTTGAAGATATTAGAAACAGCGATGACTTCCATGCATGGGCAAAAGAGCAACCGGATTCAATTCAGAAATGGATTTATTCAAATGCTGATGATGCCGATTTAGCTTCACGTGCTTTAGATTTATTTAAAAGAGATATTGGTATGGATGTTCCTAAAGAGACTAAGTCATCTTCTAGGACTAGAAAATCTGCTGCTGATATGGTCTCAACTAAAACAACAACAGTTGAACCTAAACAGGAAAAGATTTGGTCCGAAAAGGAGATTGCTGCAATGAGCATGGATGAGTTTGATAAGTACGAAGAGGAAATATCAAATGCTATGCAAGAAGGCAGAATCGTTAAGTAAACTATTATAATATAAAGGAGAAAGTATCATGGCTCAATATTTTGAACCCTCAACTGATACCGATGCTAACTTTGCAAACTCCGTAAGTGGACAAACTAATAGCTACTTCCTACCTAGTATTTATTCTAGAAAGGTTTTAAACTTTTTTAGAAAGAGCTCAGTAGTAGAAGCTATTACAAACACCGACTATGCTGGTGAAATATCTGCTTATGGAGACTCTGTAAAGATTATCAAAGAACCTGTAATTTCTGTGTCTGATTACACAAGAAATTCAGATACAACTGAAACTAGATTAACCGACCAAGAGATTAACTTAGTCGTTGATAGTGCTAAAGCTTTTAAATTCATCGTAGATGATATTGAAAGTAATATGTCACATGTCAACTTCAAAGAGGTTGCTACATCATCTGCTGCATATGCATTGAGAGATTCATATGACGCTGCTGTTATAGCTTCCATGTTCTCAGGTGTTTCAACATCAAGTCCAGACCACGTCTTAGGTGCTGATGCTGCTGCTGCTACCCAAACTATGGGACAGCATCAAGGTGGCTCAAACTCTATTGACTTAACTGGGTCTGATGGAACAGGAGCTGACCCATTAGATGTAATGGCATTTATGGCTAAATTACTAGACGAACAAAATGTACCTGAAGAAGGTAGATGGTTTGTTGCTCCACCTGCATGGTATGAGCAACTTTCACAGTCTGGTTCAAAGCTAATGAGTGTTGACTTCAATGCAGGTCAAGGTTCAATTAGAAACGGATTAGTATCAAGTGGAAAACTAAGAGGTTTTGATATGTACAAATCTAACAATATCGCTGCTCCAAGTACAGCAGGTGGTAAAGTGTTAGCTGGACATATTTCATCTACAGCTACTGCTCAAACTATTATTTCAACAGAAACATTAAGAGACCCAACGTCTTTTGGTGACATAGTTAGAGGATTGCATGTATATGGCTCAAAAGTACTAAGACCTGAAGCTTTAGTTTCAGCGTTTTTTACAGTCGATTAAGATTGACAAACTCGGGGGAGTCTTTGGACTCCTCCACTTTAAGGAGATAAAATGGAAGGACAAATAAGTTATTTCGAAACTATTCAAGACAAAGAAGATAAATGTCGAGAAATGGTTGGTTACAATGAAAGTTTAAAAGAAAAAGATAAAGGAGATAAATAATG